ACCTCGACGCCGGCGAGCGCAGGCGATGTTTCATCATTGGGCTGTGCATGTCCGTGGTTTGCGCGTCCGTCCCAGTGACCATTGGCTGCTCGTTTTCGCTCGTGTTCGTTATCCTCGTCCAGCACGATGCTGGGGTCTTTTGCGGCCCTGGCGGCGCGTTGTTCGGCTCGAATCTTCTCGGGGTCGTGGATCATGTCGCCGACGACCCACAGCATCCATCCGACGAATGCGATGATTAGCGCGATTATGGTGCATGTCAGGAAATCGGTGCTCAATCCGCCAACGAAAATCAGCAGGGCGAATATCCATACTCCGATTGCCAGAATCCGGAATATGACCATACCGATGGTTCTGGGCATCGACGCCTTTCGCTTGGCCTGACGTTTTCCGGGCATCATGCCTCCAACCTCTTTGTTCGTTCGGACGACTCGATGCGGCTATGTTTAGATTCTACCGCCGTCTTTTGGCATCATTCCGCCACTTCATCTGCCGACAGGGGTTTCGACCGCCATCGATACGCTGTCACGTTCCTTAAATCATCTATGACTATCCGCGGTCGCAGTTCAGGTCGGCATTGCGTTTCTGTATTCCGGTCGAATCGGTCGGCGGCATCACATAGCGCAAGACACAGTTCCTCGACGGATACGACGAGGCTGTACTCCGCGTTTTCCTCGTCGTCATGTTCCCACGTCTTGCCGAGTTTCGAACTCAGTCCAATGCGCAATGAGAACGAGACGTGTTCAAGATTGACGTCATTCCGCATCAGCTTCCCTTGGTCATCCAACTCGTACAGGTATTTGGTCTCCATATTGGCATCGCCGTTGTGAAGCAGTTCGCAGCGCAGCTTGTAACATGCAAGGGCATCAAAGGCCGGCATCGGGTCCTTACCCATTCTTGAGCTAAGGGCATATCCACAGTATTGCCGGTACCAGTCCATGTATCTTTTCCCGACTTTTTTCTCTTCCGGAAAGGCAATCTGCCCGTAGGCATCCGGAATTGTGAGCGCAAGAGCTAGGGCGGCGCCATAGCATTCCGCCTGCAGCGTCTTCCTTACCTCATCGGCAAGGCTTATCTCCATAGGGTTCATCATCTGCGATGCAAGTCTTCTATTCCCTGTCGGCATCATGCCTCCAACCTCGTTGTTCGTTCAGCCAACTCGATGCGGCTTGATTAGATTCTACCGCCGCATATACGGAATCGCCCCGGCCTCTCTCTGCGAGCGCCGGGGCGGTTTTCAGTTATCTTTGTCCGCCAATGCTTTGGCGATGTATGTCATGGTGTCTTTTTCCAGTTGGGTTTGTTTTGGGTTTTGTTTTTCGGCTTCACGGTCACGGTGTTTGTCGTGGAAGGGGAAGAGGTTGCGTGCGATGACCCATAGGATGCCGACGACTTCTCCGAGGCTTGTTGCCATCCAGGAGATGATGACGACCGGGGATTCTTTGTCGGTGTGGATCATGTATGCGACGTATTCGGAGACGATGGCGTTGCAGTTCCAGAGCTGGATGCCGACGAATACGATTGCAGTCACCGCGAGTATTCCTCGCAGGATGATGGATAGCCATCGTCTTGCGTTCCGCGCCTTAAGTCTTTTGATTTGGCTCTGTTAAACCAGCTTTGACATAGGTTCTACGTCCAGTACTGTAGTTACACTGAGGTTACAGTATTGGAGGTGGTGGCGATGAGGCTAGCGGACGAGGTACGCATTCAGCTCAAGGGCATGAATCCGGTCGAGCGTGAGAGCGCGGTGCGCGAATTACGTGAGGTCATCTACGAGGATGCCTACGAGACCATCGCCAGCCGTGACGATGTCTTAGCATGTCCGCGCTGCGGTTCCATCGGCATCGTAAGGAAGGGGCATAATCCGGACGGCTCCCAGCGTTGGCAGTGCAGAGACTGCCGGCGCACGTTCTCCAAGACGCGGGATACCCTGATCGGTCGGTCGAAGCTGCCGGTCGCCAAGTGGATGATGTACGTGGAATGCTTCGTGGATTGTCTCGCATTGCGTACTTGCGCGTCGCGTTGCGAGGTGTCGTTGCGTACCGCGTGGCTCATGCGCCGCCGTCTGTTGAAATGCCTCGAACGGTATCTGCCGAAGTTCGTGGCCGGTGCGGGCGTATCCGTCCAGTTGGACGAGACGTATCTGCGCGAGAGCTTCAAGGGCAACCACACCAAGGGCAAGTTCGTCATGCCGCGTACCGCTCGCCATCGCGGAGCCTCCCTGCACAAGCGCGGGCTTGGCAGGGAGCAGATCTGCATCATGACCGGCGTGAGCGATTCCGATACGGCGTTCGCCATACTGAGCGGGCGCGGCGTCATCTCCAAACAACGCGCAATCGAGGCGTTGGACGGCCGGATACTGCACGGAGCGCACGTCATGGCGGACACCGCGGCGGCCTATCCGGGAGCATTGGAGGCGTTGGGCACCGTGTTCGAGCAAGTGGACGCGAAGTCACATCGCATCAACCGGATCAACACGCTCCACTCGAACCTCGACGGGTTCCTTCACGGATTCAAGGGCGTGTCCACGAAGCATCTGCAATCCTATCTGACGTGGTTCCTGTGGCGACGCTCGTTCCGTGACGACCGAAACGATAGCATCATCAGGCAGGTGGACGCGCAACCATGCCCCGGTGTGACCCGCGACTGGAACGGCATCATGCCGCCGTACATGGAGTATTGGGGCATGGCGGCATAGATTGCAAGTACACTGTACATATCCGATATTGCAGGGAAAGGGGGAACGGCATGGCGAACACGCCCACCACGACCATGCGCCTCGACCCCGAACTCAAGGACCAGGCCATGAAGGTGCTGGAGCCATTGGGGCTGAACATGACCGGAGCCGTCACCATCTTCCTCAAAGCCGTAGTACGCGAAAACGGGATGCCATTCGAACTTAAGGCTCAGCCAAGAGGGGAAGACTAGCCGTATTTTGCCAATCATGTGACGTCTTTTGGTGCTATAATGACGTCTAGACGTCGTCAAGGAGGTAAAAGTGCGGAAGCCTGGACAGGTTCGGGATGCCATTACGAACATATTGGCGCAATCGGAGGCTCCCTTGACGGTCACTGAGATAGAGTGCCGAATCGCGGACTCTTTCAATGAAACATTTGAATCGTCCAGCATCCGTTCGTCACTGCGATTGCAGGCCAAGAAGCCAGACAGCGGTATCGTTCGTGTATCTCGTGGCTTATATGCCATGAGCCGTCAGTCGACGTCTAGGTTCGAATATGGTAAGGCGACTCTCATACAGGGCGATGCATTCGCAGTGATGGCTTCTCTTGAGGAATCTTCCATACAGGCCATCGTGACAGATCCCCCTTACGGACTGGTTGAGTACAAAAAGAGCCAAGTTTCAAAACTGCGCAAGGGGCAGGGAGGCGTATGGCGGATTCCGCCATCCTTTGATGGCGCGAAAAGAAGCCCCCTGCCTCGATTTACGACTTTGACGAACGCTGACCGAGAGAAGATAGTCGAGTTCTTCGGAAGGTTCGGAGAACAGGCTTTGCGTGTACTTGTCCCCGGCGCAAACATCGTCGTGGCAACAAATCCGCTTGTGAGCCATCTTGTAGCGGGGGCCTTGGAATCCGCCGGGTTGGAACCGCGAGGACAGCTCGTGCGATTGGTCCAGACCATGAGAGGGGGCGATCGTCCAAAGGGATTTGAGTCTGAATATCCGGATGTAAGCGTGATGCCTCGTTCTCAATTTGAACCTTGGGTGATCATGCGCAAGCCAATGGATGAAACAACCGGTCGCAATCTTGCCGAATATGGTACCGGCGGCTGGCGGCGTATCGATGACGATCACCCATTTGGAGATGTCATCAAGTCGGCTCCGACCCGCAAGGAAGAGCGGGCCATAGCCAACCATCCGTCTTTGAAACCGCAGAAGCTGATGAGACAAATAGTCAGAGCAGCACTGCCACTAGGAATGGGCATGATCCTTGATCCCTTTGCCGGTTCGGGCTCCACATTAGCCGCTGCTGAATCATTGGGGTATTCAAGCCTTGGCATTGAACGAGACTCCGAATACTACAATCTTGCCTGCAATGCGATTCCTAAACTCACAGCATTGGAAGATTGAGACTGCGTCTTGCCCATATCGTTCCGCGTAACTCGTTGGTGAGATAGACCCAGCTACGTCTATAGGAGGATAATCCATCCTTGGAAAGTGTGGCCGTTCGTGTGCCACGCTCTCCACGCTCATTATGCCTATAGTCCTCTTCGGTGACATGTCCGAGGAATATTCCGGTGAAGGTGAGGGGTTGTCTTTCGGCGATTGGCACACCGGGGTCATCTCGTCGTTCGTCAACCTGATATACAAACGTGCAGAGGTCCTGTTCTCTTGCACTATGCATGTCAACGGCTGCTCCGGTGTTTCTGGTGGCTTTCATTTCAACGCCATCTTCGGCTTCCGCCACAAGATTGTTTGGATAAATACCGGTTCGGATAAGATCTGGATGCCCGTTTGGAAGAGTATTGACCACAAGTTCTCGTGAATGTTTCGCCATGGTGCTGTTAAGAAGGTTTGAAAGAACGTTGGACAGTGCCTGAAGCTGAAGCATATCTTCGAATCGCCCCCACCCACGTTCGACGCTCATCACATTCAGATCACCCATGAACTCATAGATGTCTGTCATCGTATTGGCGAAGTCAGCTTTTCTGAGATTGTATCTGCTTACGCATGGGTTGTCAGCAAGGCGCGGATTGAAGAATGCGTCATTAACTTCCGCAACCTGAACATTGATGTTGGACATGGACACCTCTGGCTTTAGAGTATCGATAACCATTTAATAATAACGGCCAGAGACTGAAGGTCTGGACTTCTTCTCGAATAAGCGCCCCTCGTTCATATGTCAAAGTTGGTTTAACAGAGCCTTTGATTTTCTGGGCTTGTTCCTCGAGCTCCTGTTCTTTTTGTCGATTCAGGAGTTTTGCTCGTTCGAGGTTGAATTCGAGGGCCGTTTCGGTGGTTTCGTCGTCGGCGTCCAATATGGAGGCGGTTCGAGGACTCGGAGTTGTCCCGTTTTCGGTGGTTGTCGCGGTGTCGTCGGCGTTCTCTTCTTCCTTGACGGAATCGGGAGTGGAGGAGAACGCCTTGCTGTAGGCGGCCATCAGCTGGCGGAATGATTCCGAGGCGTCAGCGTTTTGCTTGTTTGTCACGGGCTGGGTTCCTTAGCGGAGTCCGAGTTTCGCGATGCGCAGGTCCATGGATCGCTGCGAGACGTTGAACGCTTCGGCCAGTTGTTCCGGGGTCATGCCCTGTGCCCAGAATTGCCGGACCGCGGAGGCCGGCATGAGGAGCGCCGCGGCGAATCCGTTCGCCCAACGCTCGTCGGGTTCCGTTCCCTTCGATGAACGCTCGTCTCGGTAGTCGATCTCACCGCCCTCGTCGCCCAATGCGTATTTTTGGTATTTCTGCACATAATGGCCGATTTCATGGGCAAGGGTGAAGCGTCGGCGGTGTGTATGGGCGAGCGCGTCGACCACGACTTTGCATGGGCGGCCCGCTTCTTTGACGATCATGCCGTCCGTGCCGCTATCAAGTAACAGGTACTGCACTTCCAACCCCAAGCGTTCCGCCACTTGGCGCACGTCGATGGGTATGTTGATCCGGTTGCCGTCCATGGCGATGGTCTTCATCAGCGTCTCCGCGGCAGCGGTGGCGGTGGCTCCGGTGTTCTCGATGATCGGGCGCACAGAGGGAGTGGCTTCAGTCATATTATCCGTTGCGGCCAATATACGGGTCACCTCCCATCATGCACGCGCGGCAGCCACTGAAACCACCGTAATCCACCTAGACACTCCTGCTATTTTCCTAAAAAATGTGGACAAATGTGCATAATTCCGCTCTCAAGCAGACATGCTCCAAAGGCACATCACGCCCGGCATCTCCTTGGCCAATTCATTGCAGCACATCATTTTCCGTCGTTTCAGCTTGCATAACTTACTTAATTGAGCTATAATTATTATGTCAACGAAAACAGAACAGTGGAAGGAGGTGAGACATGGATGAGGTCTGGAAAGCGATAGAAGCCATCGGCTCCCTGCTTGTCGGAATCGCCGCAGTCATCGCGGCGGTGAAATCCAAAGGCAACGAGCCACCACCCGCACCAAAGCCCAAGCCGCCGCACATACGGCGAAGGCCTCGCCGGTAGTACAAGAGCCGCAGATTCCGAATAGTCCTAGTATCCGGAGCTGCGGCTCCCTATCCCCAGACTAATCCATGGAACATCATGAACACAACAAACGCATACAGGCTCGTCTCGCTGATATGTGGCGCGATGTGCCTCATTCTCGCCATCGGCGGTCAGGCCATCGCGGCCGGAACCTTCGGCATGGCCGCCGGGGTGTTCGGCTATCTGTCGGGAGGCCGGAAATGAGCACCGCAAGATATCTCAGCCTCAAGGAGGTCGGCGAGCGCATCGGCACGAGCAATCCGGCCGCGAGGGGGTATCATCTGCCGGAACCGGACGCACTGATCGGCACGACTCGCGGCTGGCTTCCGGAGACAATCGATGCGTGGAACGCCGCCCGCCCCGGTCGTGGTGCGGGCGGCGGAAGGCCGCGCAAGAATCGCAATCAGGCCGATTCCCCCACCGCCTGACGAGCCTTGTCGGCGAGCGCC